GCTGTAAGATGAATTTAGACACAAAAATTGAATAAAAAAGGGGTTGGTTAATATGATTGTAGTTATTTCATTGTAACTGTCATTTGAATTGGTTGTTTATTTTAGTTTATTGATTTTTATTTGTGTTTATTTTATTTGTTTTTATTTTATGGAGGTTTTTATTTATGAAAGTACAGATTATTGGAAAGTCATGCAGACAGTCTACAAATAAGAATACTGGTGGAATTGTTATTTACACCAATTTGTATTTTGTTCAGGATTTTAACGATTATGAAAAGTCAAACGGAGCAGTTGGTAATAAATGTTCCGCTGTCAATACTTCCCTGGATTGCTCCATTGTTTCGGTTGGGGACGTTTGTAATTTTGATTATGGTCCTTCTGGATACAGAAATAAAGATGGTTCTGAGCAGATGCGTCTGTTGGGTGTTGAAGTTCTGGGAAAAGCAAAATAAATATGTTTTGTCAGGTATCAACCTTTCAAATATTAACCGGGGGAAATGTCTATCATTTCCCTCTCCCCTTATAAGGAGTTTTTTATGGATGATAATTTAGGTTTTTGGAAGTATTTAATCTTTTGTTTTGTTGTTGTTTTTTTATGCTATGTTACGGGGTTTTAGTTTTTATCTATCATGAAAGGATTAGTTAAATGATTATTTTAATTATTATGTTACTATTTGCTATTTCAGTTGATCTTTTTATTATGTACCGCATTTATAAGGCTTGTATTAAGTTGTCAGAAGATGCTTGTAAAAGTGTAGCTGGTTATGATGAAGCAATTAATGATATTGCTTGTGAAGTTTCAGACATTGATATCAGATTAAGGAAATTGGAGACAAGAAATGTACAGAGGGCTAAAAGAGAACGTAAAGAGTGCGAAGATCCGTCGGATGATTTTTATGGTTGTTTCTTGGATTGTCCCGATTCTGATCCTTGTATCCTTTAATCCGACAAAGGTATATGCCAGTGAATTTCTGTCTGTATCTGATAACTCGCTTCAGGAGGATTTAGATGATGAAATTGATAAAGATGATGCTGCATCCATTACAGACGATGGACAAACTGTATATCTGGTATCGCAGCTATACAACAATCTGGAAGTAATGTTATCCGGAATTATCAAGCTGATGTATGTTGAAACAGTTGTTATGTGTCTTGTATTAGGTGCTATTGTTGCTTTTGGAATTGTTGATCATTTTATCAGGTAATTAGTTAGTCGGTAAGATGGTTGGGGGTCTGAGGAACCGCAGCACAGAGTTGAGGGTTTTGTTATTGTTCACTGGTTAACTCGTAGCTGTGGAATTGTGTATAAGTCCTTTGTTGTTTTTCGTTGTTATTTATTATATGGACTTATGCACAAATCCACGGCTTGTAGATACACAAAACATTTAGGTGGTTTTTATGGAGCCGATTGAATTGCTGCAGCATTCAGATGATATTGCTGCATTGTTAGAACAGCCGTTGCCAGATCTGATCATTGAGACGATCGGTCTTACTGGGATCACAACGTTATTGTATGCTTTGATATTCTTTACTGTCTGGGGAATATTCCAGGTAGTAAGGCTTTTCAAAAATATTATTAAATAAGGAGGTACATACGATATGAGTGAAGGTGTTAAAACAGCTTTAACCACTGCTTTTACTGGTGTAAAAACAGATGTATTGTCCATCGTGGAGATCGCAGTTCCTGCAGCTCTTGCAATCGTTGCTGTTACGATGGCAATTAAGATCGGTGTTGGATTTTTCAGATCCATTGCTAAAGCCTAGGATTTATCTTAGTGTTTGCATCATTGCATCGTCATTAGATCCGGCTGTTCCATTCATGGAATTTGATACAGTTTTCAGGTGTTTGGCTGTACGTTCGCCAGGCACAGAACAGAAGCCGTTTTGCTTGGAACTGTAAAGCCGGATTTAATAATAAATTTTATATCCTGTGCCTGTTTCTATTAAATGCTTTATTTGAGTATTTTTGTTATATATTGTATCATTTTACTTTTTAATTGCTATGTTTATTTTAATATTATTTCTGGGAAGTATGATGATAGATTCAGGCACGTGATAACACGTGCTTTTTTGTTGCTCATTAAATTGACAGAAGCATAGGTATTATTACCGCTGCTATCATAATCAATAGTATCAATACTATTACAATTAAGGTTATTATCAGAAATTTCCATTTTTTCTTTGTAAGTCCAATTATTACCCCTATTATTGGCATTACAAGAATTATGAATGCAACTATCCAGATTGCTATGTATATTATTGTGTTTGTTGTGTTCATTTGCTCTCCTTTTGAGAAAATGGAGATGTGTATATATTTCATATCTCCATTTTATTCTCATTTAATCTTTATGATTTTTATAGTATTCAGTTTTTGCATCTAAATATGCAAATAGTTTTTTGATTCCGATAATTGCAATAACAATTATTATTATTCCCATTATTGGTACTAATGCTGTAACTAAATATCTGAGTATTATCATAATTCTCCTTTCGAAAGTAGGTTTGTATGAAATTAATTAGACGTTTTCTTGTTTTAATTTTAACATTTATTTTGTTTTTTTCAATATCAGCTCCTTATTATATATTTGCATCTGATATAACAGCTTCTACTTCTTCTGATCCTGCAGGTTGGGATTCCTGGAGTCTTAATGAAAAACAGGATTATTTACAACACTTTGCTTGGAATATTGTTTGTTCGGTTACCGGTCTTGTACATGGAGATTCTGAAGCAATGAAGAATATTATTCTTGATTTATATGCTTCCCGTCCTGAGTCTGGAGTCACAAATTTTTATGAGTATTTAGCAAATGGGCTTTCGTTTGATGATGATACTCGGACCTGGGAGCTGTCAGATGATCTGGTTGATTTTTTTAATGCTCTGATCGTCGATTATAACGATCGTGTAACAATGACTTATCGTTATTTTTTTAATCCTGATAACGTAGACTTTTCTGTTATTGATCATAAGGATGTTTACAATGAATTGATTCGTGTTATGAAAGAATATCCGAATTTGCATTTTGTTTTTACTGGACGTGTTTCCAATGAACGGGGGCAGGGTCCAGCTTTTTGGATTATGATGAATGAAGATCTTGAATATGCAGTTAGTTTAAACAACGATCTGGGTATTGTTACTAAAAATAAATTGTTTACTTCTAATTGGGAAAATCCTGTTCCTCATGTTAAAATATGTATTTTTGATCAGTCGCGTGATGATGGTCTTTATTGGGGGTATCAGATACCCTCTCAACCTGATGTTACTCAGTATTATGCTTCATTTGATGATATTTATAAAATGTATAAAAATGGCGAAATTGCTTCCTCGACTTATTCTGCTGATTATTTGTATGAATTGCCTTTAGCTCCTAGTAAAACTACTAAACTTAATTTGACCTCTTGGCGTTGTCCAATTTCAGCAGACCCGTCTGCTATTAATTGTTATAAATCTGTTGCGGATATGAAAAATGATTCTGGCAATCAGTTTATTGGTCGATATACAGATACTTATACTGGTACTACTATTAACAATGTCAGCCAGGATACGATCAACAATATTGTAAACAATTATTATCCTAAAGATCCGGACGTTGATCCTGATGATCCTGATTCTGGATCGTCAAGCATTAAAAAGATTTTGAATGTTATTCTTGATGAGATTAAGGAATCTAATAAGCATCTGGAGAAGATCATTAAGCAGCTGCGTCTTAACAATTTTCTAACCGGAGTTGATACGATTCTGGATGCTCTGGATTTTTTTTATGATGTTCTGAATGGCGAATTATCTGACCTGGCTTCTAACATTTTTTCTGATAATGCGGATCAGTTTAATGCTGTTTCCGGGCAGCTTTCCAAAAAATTCCCTTTCAGTCTTCCATATGACCTGCAGGCTATTTTATATATCTTGGTTGCAGAGCCTGTTGATCCTGTTTTTGATATACCGTTTAAAGCCGGCTCTTCTTTCTCTTCATCCGGATATCTGATTGATGAAACTATCCATCTTGATTTTACCGATTTTTCTCAATCTGTTTCTGTTTTACATTTTTTTATTAAGTTATATTGGATTGTTGCGCTGCTACTATTAACCCCTAAGGTTATACATAGAAATGGAGGTGCATAATGGGTTATCTAATTCAATTTATGAATTATCTGATCAGTTTTCTACCAGATGATAAATTTATTCCCTGGATTGAAGCATTGAAATTGTCCAGCGATGTTCTGGGATATTTTAATTATTTTATACCGGTTAAAGATCTGATCAACATCACTGATGTATGGATTGTTTTAATTATTGCCTACCGCTTTTTCTTTATGGGCAAAAGTACGCTGCTTTCTATTGGTAAGTCAATTCTTAAAATTGATCTTGGCGATTTATTCCGCATTTTTGGTTAAATTTTATGGAGGTGTTTTTATGATTATTTTGTATTCCGGGACTCCAGGTTCCGGAAAATCTCTCGATGTTGCCAGGCAGATCATGCTTAAGTGTAAGCTTGGTCAGAATTTTATTGGAAATATGATTATTAAGAAGAAGTATCTGGAGAACATGAAAGGTAAATATTTATATGTTGATACATATTCTCTGGATCCGGATGAACTGATGTTATACGCTAGGAAATTTCATAAGCATGGCGTTGAGCATCAGACAATTCTTGTTATTGATGAGTGCCAGCAGATTTTTAACTCTCGTGATTGGCAGCGGCCGATTATGAAAAAATGGAATTCCTTTTTTCAGGTTCATCGTCATTATGGGTATGATGTTTATTTGATTACGCAGTATGATCGCCTGATTGATCGGCAGCTGCGTGCACTGATTGAATATGACCGGATTCATCGCAAGATTTCGAATATTGGATTTAAAGGAAAGCTGCTGTCTCTTTTTGCCGGTGGCGGTCTCTTTGTTGTAGCTGAACAATATTATCCAATGAAGCTATCAACAGGATCCTATTTTTTTAAGTACAAGAAAAAATACGCTGATTTTTATGATTCGTATTCTTCGTTTACTCTTGATGTTTCTTCTCATAATGATGTGAAGTCAGCTTTGCAAGGTGGCGAAAAAGGGGCTGGGGGTTCCCTTTTTCCCGCCCTGCAAGCCGCCGGAACGGTTTAGGCTTTACTTTAGGGGCTGCCGGGTTATGCTGGTCAGGCTGGGCAGTCCTCGCCTGCAGCGCAGCAGTTAAATGGCAGCGGGTTCCTGAAGTCAAGCCCGGCTTGCTTTTTATTTTTTTGTTTTTGGGACCGGTTTTCGGTCTTGGGGGAGCACTACGACACTCCCCCATGTGGTCGTTGGTCATTGGTAATTTTAGAAAGGATTTTTTATTGATTATGGATTTTAAAGTTATAGAAAAAAAGTCTGATCCTAGGTATAGGAATTTTGGTTGTGTTGTTTATCCGGACTCTGCTCCACCTGATTGGATGGAAATTTTATCATCGTATCATGTTCCGGCTTTTGTTTCTCCGATTCATGATTCGGATCTGAATCCGGTTGGTAATGAACATAAGAAAGATCATTATCATGTTATGTTTATGTATGAAGGTAAAAAATCTCGTGCGCAGATACAGGAAGTCTTTTCTTCTTTTGGTGGGGTTGGTTGTGAGGTTATTAACTCAATACGAGGTTATGCCAGATATCTTTGTCATTTGGATAATCCTGAAAAACATCAATATAATCCAGAAGATGTAAAAGCTTTTGCTGGTGCTGATTATTTAAGCATATGCAGCTTAGCGACGGATAAATATAAGGCTATTGGCGATATGATGGATTTTTGCAATTTAGAATGTATTTTTTCTTTTTCTTACCTTTGCCGATATGCAAAAGAATATCGCTATGACTGGTATCGTATTTTATGCGACTCTGGAGCCTTTATTATGAAAGAATATTTGAAAGGTTTGAAGTGGGAAATTGATAATTGTGAGGTGCCGAAAAATGAACAAATCAAGTCAGTGGAATGATCTGGATCAGCTCATTGAGATGCGTGGCCGGTATTTGGAATATTTAAGAGGAATTCAGGATCATACGTTACCTGGATGGCAGGCATATGATGTAATTGATATATCAGCTGCTATACGTACGTTACGTGATCTTGAAGGTGCGATAGATTTTTTACAAAATGGGGGATTTTGATTCAGGAATTTCGTTATTGGCTTTTGAATAATATTTTTTTTATGTCAGTGGATTTGTATTTTAAATTTTTAAAAAAGTAATGGGGATTTATAAATGGGTTATTTGAAAGAAAAGGAAAGATATCTAATAGAAGCATGGTTAAAGGATAATATTCCAGTTCGTGAAATTGCTGCCAGACTTAATCGTTGTCCGGCTACTATTTACAATGAGATCAATCGGGGATCTGTTAAACTATTAAATTATCGAACCTGGAAAGAAGAAAAATCTTATTGTGCCGATGTCGGTCAAAGAAAACAGGAAGAAGCTGCATCTCATAAAGGTGTTAAAAAAAAATAGATGCAGGATCAGATATACTTAAGTATATTAGCCATTTGATCTATCATAATAGGCTTTCTCCTTATGCTGTTTCTGTGCTACTTAAGCATTCCGAATATGATAATATTTTATGTGAGAAATCTATTTACAATTATGTCCGGGCTGGACTCATTCCTAGAGTCACAATGAAACAGATGGCATATGTTAATCATAAAAAGAAAAAAGAAGTTATTAAGCGTTTACCTAAGTGCAAAGATGCTCCATCTATCGAGGATCGTCCCAAGGATATTTTAGCCAGGAATGTTTTTGGTCATTGGGAAATGGATACCGTATATTCTGGTAAAGGATGTTCTTCTGCTTCTCTTCTTGTTTTGACCGAGCGTATGACTTTGCATGAATTGGTTTATAAGATACCTGATAGATCTTCCTGCTCCGTCGTTAAATGCCTGGATAAAATTGAGCGTAAAATAGGTCGTAAAAATTTTAGAAAGGTATTTAAAACGATTACTGTAGATAATGGTGGAGAATTTTTAGATTATCATGCTATTACAAAGCATAAAAGGACACAATTATTTTATTGTCATCCTTATTGTTCTGGAGAAAGAGGATCTAATGAGAATCAAAACAAATTGATCCGGCGCTGGATACCTAAAGGGGATGATATTGGTTTATATTCAGATCAGGAGATTTTAGAGATTCAAAACTGGATAAATATGCTGCCACGTAAGAAATTTTCCGGGGCTTGTTCGGCAGACTTGTCTAATTTGTACATAAATATGACCTGATACAGGTCTGATCAGGTCATATATAAGTGTGTTCTTTTGTGAATTTGTTACAAAATTCTATTTTTATCTTGCAATTTACACATAAATTGAGGGAATGCTCAAATAATTGTTTTTGTGATAGTGTAAGTTTGCAATATTGACACAGCCCGATCACAGCTTATACCGTTCGATATCCCTTTGCTTTAATGCAATCTTCAACCTCTGCCACTTCGTCCGCATGGAACACTAAAACCGGCTTTCCAGAATCACGGTTAAAGGACAGATAAATATAATCCACATTAATATTACTGCTATATAAAGTCTGCAGAAGCTTATTGAGATTTCCGACCTCATCATCCATTTCCACACCGATGATATTGGTCAGTCTG